AGATAATGTTTGACTTGGTTAAAGAACGCTTCTATGGGATTGGTGATCGGTGTATATGGAACGGAATGTAAATATTGATTACCACTTTCGGTAATAGCGTCCCATACATACTTGTTTCTGTGTCCCCAGCATTATCCATAACGATTAGATGGTCTTTGTATTTTCTAAATATGTATTCTTTCATAAACTCAACAAATCGCTCCGTTCCACCAATAGGATTTAAACCTACTTATTCTACCTAAAGCAAAAAGTATATTGTATTTGCATACTACTTACATCCTTAAATATATTATACATATATACTATTTAAGAATGGCAATCATCGAATAATAACATAATATTCACATTAAGTGAATATGTTTAAGATTTAAAACCTACTGATTTTAAATATTATTTAGAATACTTTGTATTCTAAATACAGCCCAGGAACTCTGGCTGATATAGATTCATTAATAAATCTACATTAAATGTTTTAACAGAATATTTCTTGCTCCATTAACATCTCTTGATATTTTTAAATTACATGAATTGCATTTATAAATATCTTTATTAGATAAATCATTATATAACCAGCCACAGTTTCCACAAGTTTTACTTGTAAATTCTTCAGTTACTATATTTATCTTTTTTCCATTTTTATGCATATGATGAGTCAGTTTTTTTATAAATAATCCATGAGACCACGACAATAGTTGTCTATTACATGTTTTTCTTTCTGATTTAATAGGTCCAATATTCGATATTAATACATTATTATAATTTAAATATATAAATCTACATGTTTTATTATGTATCTCTGATATTAAATTATTAAATTTATTATAATAGAATTTAATTCTTTTTATAATATTTCTCTTACGTCGCTTATTTGATCGTGTCAAAAGTGATTTATATTTATCAATCTTTTTATACAAACTAACTAGTGTTGTTTTCATATCATTTGAACCAATTTGAATAACTTTACCTGTCGGATCATATAATGTTTGAAATGTTTTCACTCCAGGATCTATAGATACAATATCACCTTGGTTTTCGGTTTTAATATTATAATTAATAGGTATACATAAATACCAGTAATTGCATCGTTTATTATGAAGTAATTTTATTTCAGTCTCTATTAGCGGCAGTTTTTCTTTTGTAAGTTTTATTGGATCTTTCAAATATCTTTTATATAAATAAATGTGTTTATTATCATCAGATGGTTGTACAGCTGATTTAGGTATGGATATAGATTCCATTTGTAGTTTCTTTTTATTACGGTATCCCATTTTGAAATATTTTATATTTCTATTTTTTAAATTCGAAAAAGCAGATTTATACATAGTAACCGCTTCTTTAACTGAATTCGCTCTAATATCTTTGGGTGTATCTAATAACCATCGCTCACTAGATCTAATTTTATTCTTAGGGACTATTTGATTACGAATTTTATAAAAATTAACTTTTTGTTTTTCATTTTCAATCTTATGAATAGTCTTATTATAAGTATATCTAGACGAGTTTATCCATTTATTTAAAATAACTTGTTGATCGATAGTCGGATTTATTTTTATTTTATAAGTACCAATAGATTTATTTTTTTTTATACCGCCGTTTGCCCATTTGTCGGCAAGAGAACACGTGTATGATTGACAATAAGTCTTCTGACAGTTCTTGTTCAGTGGAACAAACTGATTCATCGAGAACCACGAGTTTGACGTTATTTGTTTCAAGGATCCATTGAATGAGTTCGAAAGCGAATCGGCATAATCTATCTCTGTGGGCAACCACAAGTGTTTTGAGTTTTCCTTGCATCGCAAGTTCCAAAATGGTTTTAAGTCCATTTCGTTTCCAATTGATACCTGAACCAATATCCTGAATAATTCGGTAATTTGGATAGTGTTGTTGGAGATATTCTTTTTGCCGCTTGAGATCATTTTTTTGGTGAGCTGAGGAGACTCTACAATAACAGATTTCTTCTTTTTGTACATCAGTAACAATACCATTATTATTAAAAAATTGTATTTTTTTGCAATAGTTATGTAATGTTAATAACTAAAACAAAATGCTATCAGTAATTAATAAAAAAGTTCCCATAAAGTTTCTCGATTGGATACCAATTAATGAAATTAATTGGGAAGATTTGTCTGGGAATCCAAATGCGATTTATCTATTGGAACAAAATTTCGATAAAATGAGTTGGCATTTATTGTCTGGGAATCCAAATGCAATTTATATATTGGAAAAGAACTTGGATAAAGTGAATTGGTCTCAGCTGTCTTCCAATCCAAATGCGATTTATCTATTGGAACAAAATTTGGATAAAGTTGATTGGAAAATGTTGTCAAAAAATCCAAATGCGATTCATCTATTAGAAAAAAACGTGAATAAATTGGATTGGTCAATACTGTCTTGCAATCCAAATGCGATTCATCTCTTGGAAAAAAACTTTGATAAAGTGAATTGGTCTCAATTGTCTTCTAATCCAAATGCGATTCATATCTTGGAACAAAACGTGGATAATGTGGATTATAGATGGTTGTCTAAAAATCCAAATGCGATTCATCTATTGGAAAAAAACTTGGATAACGTGAATTGGGTTGGATTATCTAGCAATCCAAATGCGATTCATATTCTGGAAAAAAACTTGGATAAAGTAGAGTTAGGAGAGTTGTCTACCAATCCAAATGCTATTCACCTAATTGAACAAAATCTGAAATATATGGAAATTTATTGGTTGGAGAATGGAAATTACTTGTTTGAAAATCCAAATATATTTACTATTGACTATAAAGCAATGAAGACTAATATGTATATACAAAATGGATTTGGTGAAGAATTAATGAAAAATAGATTTCATCAACGAAACATTCCTAAATTAAAAGGGTGGGGATTTGATTGTCCATATAATGATGAGATTTAATACGATACTTATGAACGGGTTGAACTGTAAATATAATTAAAAATTGATTTATTATTCTTATATATACAAATATTGTATTAAATGGATCCTTCAAGTGAAGTAATTTGGAAAAAGAATTATAAAATTAATAATTGGAATGTATATGGTAATTCAGTTGCTGGATTAAGAACATCATTTTATATTTCAGATTTAAATATATTATTAGATGGAGGGTATCAAAATTTTTACAAACCAGATAATATATTTATAACACATTTACATGCAGATCATATAGCAAATTTACATTTGACTATACTTGAGAATAATAACAATAAAGTTTTTACTAATATTTATTGTCCATTAGAGAGTACAACATATTTAGAAAGATTTCTAGAAGCTTTTTTTGTATGTAATTATAGTACAGAAAGAGTAAATTTTAGCAAAATATTTAGGGTTCATGGATTTGTACCTGGCCAAAAAAAAGAAATTATATTAAATAAGAAAAAATTTATAGTTGAAGCATTAAAATCTAATCATGTAATACAAACATTAAGTTATGGTTTTAATTTTGTAAGTAAAAAATTAAAAGATGAGTATAAAGATAAAACTGGAGAAGAATTAGTAAATATAAAAAAATCTGGAATTGTTCATGAGGTAACAACTGGTGTATTGTTGTTTGTAGGAGATACAGATAGTGATATTTTTAATAATAGTAGTTTTTATAATTATTCAAATATAATTATAGAATGTACATTTTTTGATATTAATGATATAGAAACTTCTAAAGAAAGAAAGCACATGCATTGGGAATTTTTAGAAAAAGTAATTAAGAAAGAGGAACATATTAATTTTCATATTATTCATATTTCACCTAAACATTTGAATAATTATTCATCATTTATTGAGAATAAAATCAATAATTTAAACTTTCTTTATTAGAAACAAATTTAATTCATATATATATAATTGGATACATATGTGGTACATAGTATTTATGTAAAAAAATTGAAAAATGCACATTATACTATGATTATGAGAGATAATTAAAAATGTTTAAAAAAGGAGAAATAATGAATGAAGAACAATCTAAAAAGGTTGTTATTAAGACTTTGAGAGAAGTTAATGGAAAAAAGTTATGTTGTAGTTATTTTCAAAAAGTACTACAAAATGAGAGGGGATCAGGAGTTGATTACTGCAATAAAGCAAACAAAATTAATAAATACAATAAGTGTTATGATTTATGCAGTGATTGTAGTGAGTTGTATAATTTTTGGGATTATCTAGTAGCAAAGGATAAAGTTAATTCTAAAATTAAAACTGATGGTTCTAGTGAAAAACTTGAGAATATCAATAATATTTGTACGAAAGGTTTGACTGATATCATTAGAAAAGTTTATAAATCAATCGTAGATAGATTTAGTCATACTGAAATTGATATGAGTATAAGGTTGACTGTCGAAGATAATGATGATCTTATTATTAATACCATTAAGAAGTATTATGAAGTTTCTCATGGTTGGAAACCCGATCATCCTTCAGATAATGTTACATATCCAATTTTTTCAACTAGTTCTAATAAAGAATCAGATTGTAATCGATCTTTCGATATTGATCATCAAGTTCATTATATTGCTAGAGATATTGCTAGAATTTTTGGTACATGCAAGGATCACGAAGAAGGCGATAATTGTAAGTTTAATGAAAAATGCAGAGATGGTATTCATTTTACTGTAGAGTCAAAAAGTCATGAAATTTTATATTCTATAGATGATCATATTGAATTTTTTAGAGAATCAATTAGACTAGCTTCAAAGACTATTCAAAAAGAATATGTCAGAATTGATGTTAATGAAGAATCTCAAAATTCCAGATACAAAGATGCTGTTAGCAGACCTTTAACACCTATACTTAGTAATGTTCCAAATAAGACTAAAAGTGTTGATGTAAATTATTGGGTAGGATTTTGGTTGGATACTAGTGAAAACTATGAAAAACTATTTAAATCACTTGAATTACAGATTTCTGAAAAGCACGAATTGATAAAACTAATTAAGAGAATTTTATGGAAGTCTAAGAATAGTACTACCAAAATTGATATTAATGAAAATTATATTCAAAAAAAATGGAAAGATTATCGAAATTATAAAGAAGGAGTTTCCGATATTAATATTGATGGAATCTCTATTAGATCTGCTACAAGTGAGAAGCATCTATCATCTGATTTTAAGGCAAGTAATGATGACAGACAGACATTTAATAAAAATTGTCGTAAAAACTCTTCGCGTTATAATAATTTTGAATCATATGATATTGAGCTTAAGGTTGGATTTAATGTATTTGACATGGAAAATATTCATAAAATTAATTATATGAATTTAGATGTTATGGCAGAATTTTTGGGTATTACTTTGTTTCAAGATTTTGTGTTCTTAATTCCTTCACAGTTCAATGTCAAGTATTTAAAAGAATCTATTGAAGAAGATTTTAAATGGTTGGATGATGATTTTAGAGCTACTATGTTAGCTGAGATTAACAGTGGTATGTTAGTTCAAAAGTTATTTAATGATTTTAATGTAATTGATTCTTACAAGAATATGTTAATTGAATCTCACAAAAAAAGAGAACCATTTAGTAATTGGTTGTATGGAGGTAATTGGATCAAGAGTATGTATTCTAATTATCCAAAAGATTTTCTATGTATTATGTTTTACTTTGTAAACAAAGATAAGACAGAATATAAAGGGTTAGACATTAATATGTGTAAAAAACAATACTGTTATTACAGAAATAGTTTGCCAAGTCTTAAGGATCCTCAATGTATCAAGTTGTTTAAACAAGGTATAGATAGTGTTTTTGTTGAAGCTTTGCCTGAAAATTGGAATGAAGGAAAGACATATACTAGAGAAGAATACTTAAATATTTTAGTTGAGTATCTTTTAAATTATGCACTAACTTTACAATTGAAGGAATATGCTCCAGATGAAGTGACAACATATAAGAATATAAAGAAAGACGCAGGTTCTTTGTATGATGTAAGTATTTCGAAAGATAGTATCAAGGCTAAATTTCTTGAAATGCGATCTAAAGATAGTGAAAAATCCAAATCAGAGAAATTAAAGAAGGATGTTCTTGAGAAAGTTCTTGAGGAGCTTGAGAAAGAAAAGGAATGGACTTCTACATTTTTTAGGAGAGAAGGTAAGAGAACTAGTGATATTAGTGTTGCATATGTTACAAAACTTATTGGAATAAAACTAGGCATTGTAACAACGTGTGCTAATAGTTCAAAATTTACTAGAGTTCCTTCTGTATCACCTACTTTTAGGGAATCTATGAATTGGATCAATGATGAAAGGAAGAAAATTGATTCGAATATAAAGTTTATTCATAAAGAAAAGTCAAGATTGTGTAATAATGAGAAGGTAGACCAAGATTGGAAGACTAGAAAGATTGAAGATATTAGGATTCAAACTACAGATCTTAATAAACAACGTTATAATCTTGATATGGAAGAAGAAAAATGCAAACAGACAGAAGATACCTCAGCAATTAAAAGTCTGACAGAAGTTCTTAGGAAATCGGTATGTCAATCTCCAACAGTTGATAAAAATAAACTTATTAGTGATAAGAAACTTGAGCAAAGTATTTTTTCAAGTATCGGTACTGATTGAAATGATGGATCATTAAAATTTTTTTATAAATTTTCTTTAATAATTATTTTATATTTAGAATCAACAAAATTGATTCTAAAAAATATTATATATCTAATTATAATGTTTTATAGTACAAATGGAAAATTTGAATATAATGATAAATTAATTGAAGGATTTAGTGAAAATAAAACATGTGGTTTTAAATCTAAAGAAGATATACCATATGGAATTAATATAGGAAGAGAAAATATAGTAAATTGGAGTTTTAATCATTATTTTAGTATTAAAAAAGTAAAAATTGATTATTCTTCAAAGGATTATTTGAGGGTTGAATATAGAAAAAAAATTATAGATGGTAAAGACCAAACTCCAACTATAAAAAGGTATGAATTAAACTTAAAAATACCAGATGTTAAAGTATATACAATCGCTGTTGGAGGAGGATCTGGTGGAGGAGATATAAATCATACTAAAGACAAGCAAGGTACTGGAGGAGGAGGTGGTGGTGTTGTATTTGGCAATCTTTCATTTACTAATAATAAAACTTATATAGTATTACCTGGAAATGGAGGACCTTTCAATGGAAATATAGTAGGACAAGATACAGAAATTTATGATTCTATTTTTCCAGAAATACCTCAAGTAAAAGCTGGAGGAGGTGGTATAGACGGAATTGTATATGGAGGAACTTGTTTTGTTCAAGAAACATTAAAGGAAGGAGATTTTTTAAAAAATGATACAGCTTTAATAACGAATGATACACAATCTGGTTTTAGGGATACTGATAGAAAATTTAATGGACAGAATAAAAGTGAAAGTTTAGAATGTGAAAATTTTTCTAATGTTAATAATAATTTTGATGGAATAATTTGTAAATTTGACGGTGAATATTATTCAGGAGGAGGTAAACCAGGAATAACTAATTATAATTTAAATAGAAATGGTGATTATTGTTGGGATGATAATGATTGTTCACAAAAATTAAGAAAGAATTATGGTAGAGGTGGAGTTGGCAGAGGTTGTTCAAAATTTACAGATATTAATAAAGGAGTTGATGGAGTTGTAATTTTTTATATTGATTTCGATAATATTTTATTAAGTGGTCAATCTTTAAAAATAGAAAACAAGGATGATATATTATTAGATAAAATTAAAAATGTTCCAGAAGAATTAAAAAAATGGATACCTAATGAAATTAAAAATAGATTATTTATTAATAATAATTATTTCGAGGATGTAAAAGAGAAGATAATAACATCTAAAAATAATATTAAAAATGTTAAATTTGATGATATATTGGGTGGATTTACTAGTAAAACAGGTAGACTTGATTTAACTGATATTAATATAGTTAATAATGATAAAACTTCACAATATGTTGTATCTGGTTGGGAAGCTTTTGGAAAAACAGTATATGTATACCCAAATACTTATGAACAAGATGAAAGTGGTAAATTTCCAATAGTTGCTACTAAAGGTAATCATTATATTGGATTAAGTAGGGAAGATAATTCTGAATACCCAACAATCGTTACAGAAACTGAAGGCTATAAAAAATCAAATTGGCCTTATACTTTATTATTAAGTTGTAGAAAAGATCCATTATGTTCATCAAATGAAGTAGATAATAAACTTAAAATAGAAATTATTTTTCAAGGAACAAATCCAATAAAAACAAAAACTTTTATATTTACTGTACCTGATGATGACAAATGGATAATAAAACCATTTTCTTTTGAAAGTTTATCAAACAAATATACAATTAAAATTTCAAATATAACTGATTATGATAAATCATGGGGGTGTATGAATGTTCCACAAATTTATATTGATAATGTAGAAATTGTTAGAGAGAATTTAATTTTACCTAGTAGTTTGAAAAGTATAGATTGTAAAGGAAAATGGGAAACATGTGATACTGATTGTACAAAAAAGTGGAAAATGGAACAATATGCAGAAGGTCCAAATGGTAAATGTAGTAAAGTTGAAAATCAAATTGAATTATGCAAACCTGGAGAAGGAAAATGTCCTTTAGATAATGATTGTAAAGGTGAATGGGGAGAATGTGATAGAGATTGTTTAAGAAAATGGCGAATGACCAATAAATCAACTGGTAAAGGTATTTGTAATTTTGTTAACGGTATGCAAGAAAAATGCTATAAAAACTCTCCAAATGGATTATGTAATAAATATGATCAAAGTAACGTTATTAACTCTGTATGTGAAGAAAATGTTTCAATAGAATTTTATATAATGTTATTATTTATAGGATTAGTTATTGGATTTTTAATTAATTTTGTAATATTTGATATTAAAATAAATAATAGTAAATAATCTAATATTTAATTTGCACTTAAATCTTTTATTTTACCACAAACTAAAATGTCGCCTACATAAAATGTATTCGCCATATTTATTTCATTATCGTTATAATTAAATGTTATCTCATCTCCATCATTTAAATCAATTAATGCTACTACATTATAACCATCTATAAATACAGTTGGTTCAAATGAATGGTTAATAA